GACAACCCTAGAGGACTATATCTACAACTAGGAGAAAATTATGGGAACTACAACTTTTTCAGGTCCAGTCCGTTCTGAAAACGGATTTCAAACTATAACAAAAAACGCAACCACTGGTGCAATCACTGTAACTAGTGGAGATAAGATGACAGTGGAAGCTACTGGTGGTGCAGGTATTGAGGGCACAGCAGCAGTTTATGTTACACAAGTAAATAGATTAAAAAGCGATGTCACTACAAATGTTAATATTGTAGAAACTAAAATTATGATTGATTTGACTGGTCTTAAAGATGGAGGCACTGCTGGTGATATTATCGGTAAAGATGGAGCTGGTGTTGCTTTTATTGGGCAAGTAACAACTGCAAATCAAGGAACTGTTTTTGGGGTAACGATGGCTTGTCTTGAAACACCTGCTGGTGGTAGCACAGATATTGATTTATTTTCGGCAACTGAAGGCACTGGTGTTAATGACACTGCAATCGGTGACCTTACTGAAACACAAATTATTAATGCTGGTGCAGCATCTGCTGGTACAGTAGTTGCTGGTGGTGATATAGTTGCTGACCAGTTTTTATATTTGGTAAGTCAAGGCACTGGCGATGCTACTTATACTGCTGGTAGATTTTTAATAACGATTACTGGTTTTGATGCAGCTAGTTAATAGGAGAATATTATGAACTCAGATATAGGAGCAAAAACTTTAACTAGCACTGGAACTATTCAGTCTGGTCGAACAAGATTGCTATCTATTTATTATGTGGGTCATGCGTCAGCAGGTAGTTTAACATTTAAAGATGGTGGTGGAAGTGGCACACAAAAACTTGTCATAGCTACACCAGCTTCAAGTGCTGCTGACCAATATCAAGTGGATATGCCTTTAGATGGTATTCTGTTTAAAAGCGACATGCACTTGACTATTAGCAATGTAACCTCTGTTACAGTTTTTGTAACACCGATTACTGCTGATACTGATAATGGCTAGAAAACCAGATAAACAGCCGCCTAGAACTAAGAAGTATTACAGATCTACTAAGTCTGGAGCGGGAATGACTAAAGCTGGGGTTGCTAAATATCGAAGAGACAACCCTGGCAGTAAATTAAAAACTGCTGTTACAGGTAAAGTAAAAAAAGGTAGTACGGCTGCAAAAAGACGTAAATCATTTTGTGCAAGAAGTGCTGGTCAGATGAAAAAATTTCCTAAAGCAGCTAAAAATCCTAATTCAAGATTGCGACAAGCAAGACGTAGATGGAAGTGTTAAATGAAACTATCAGATAATTTTAGCTTACATGAATTTACTAGGTCTCAAACTGCAATTAGAAATAACATTGACAATACACCAAGCGATAAACAAATATTTAATTTACGTAATTTATGTATTCATATTTTACAGCCAGTAAGAGATTATTTTCAACAGCCCATGACTATAAGTTCAGGTTTTCGATGTGTCGAACTTAATTTAAAAATTGGGGGCAGTATTACTTCTCAACATGTGCAAGGTCAAGCAGCAGACATTGAGGTTCATAAGGTAGGAAACTTAGAGTTAAGTGATTGGATACATAATAATATGAAATACGATCAGTTAATATTAGAGTTTCACAAACCTGAAGAAGATCCTCATTCAGGATGGGTGCATGTATCTTACAGCACAGAAAATAATCGATTTGAATATAAAGAAGCATATAAAAATAAAGAAGGGAAAACAAGGTATAGGTTACGATAATGGCAATGAATAGAGGCAGTATGAGACAACAAATAACAAAAGGTCCTATGAAGAAAAAAGTAGGATTATATAAAAAAGGTAAAAGAGTTAGAGTAGTACAAGGAAACAAAGGTAGACTTGTTAGAAATAATATTAGAACACGCTAGTAGACAGAACGGTAGCAAAAGTTTAAAATATAAAAAAAGGAAACAACATGACAAAATTATGCCCAAGAGGAAAAGCAGCAGCAAAAAGAAAGTTCAAAGTTTACCCCTCGGCCTATGCAAACGCTTACGCTTCAAAAATTTGTGCAGGTAAAATAAAAGACCCGAGTGGAGTAAAACGTAAAGATTTTAAAGGACCTAAACCAGCAAAACAGGGAGGTGTTATGAATATGAATGACGGTGGTATGATGCCTCAAGGAACAGGTTCTTATATTAAACAAGATATAGACGGTGATGAAAGTTTTACAAACCCATCTACACAAGATTATTACAGAGATTTATTAGGATAATGTCTGGTTTAAAAAAATGGTTTGCTCAAAAGTGGGTAGACATTGGTAGTAAGAAAAAAGATGGCACATTTGCTAAATGTGGTAGAAGCAAACAAAAAGCAGATGCCAAAAGAAAATACCCAAAGTGTGTTCCTTTAGCAAAAGCTAGAAGAATGACTGAAGGACAAAGAAAAAGTGCTGTTAAAAGAAAAAGAGCAAAAGCACAAGGAGTTGGTGGTAAGCCAACTAATGTTAAAACGTTCACTGCTTACAAAGGTGGTTTAGCCGATAAATATTATGAAGGAGTTTTATAATGTCTAGAATGAAACAATTACAAGCTTTAGCCAAAGAAGCTAGGGAAAAAGGCGATAGAGATAAATATGAAATGATACGAGGAGACATATTTAAGGAGTTTGACTTTGACATAGGTAAGTTTGGTTTAGGTGGTCTTTTATATAAAAAAGGTAAAAAGTTATTAGAAAAATCAGGTTTAATTGATGACCTACCTTCTATGTATCGTAAAATGCGAGATGCTAAAGATAAAGGTGATTTTAAAAAATTTAAAAAATACAAATCTAAATCTACAAACGTAGTAAAAGATAGTAAAAGTATGAAACAGTTTCAAAAAGAGTTAGATGAAGATTTACCTTTACCAAAAAATTTTAAACCAACTAAAAAGAAACCAGAAGGTAAAGTAGTTAGTATAACAAAAAAAAGTATGGGTGGTGAAGTTAGGGGTATTGGTAAAGCTATCAGAGGTTTTAATTTTAAGGGTGTTAGATAGTGGTTACATCAGGCACTACAGCTTTTGATTTAGACATCGATGATATAATACAAGAATCTTATGAGCGTTGTGGTATCAGAACAAACTCTGGTTATGATTTAAAATCTGCAAGAAGAAGTTTAAATATATTGTTTTCTGAATGGGGTAATAGAGGTATTCATTTATGGAAAGTTACTTTGAAAGAACAAGAGCTTACCGCTGGAACAGCTACGTACACAGCACCAACAGATGCAAACGCCATATTAGAGGCTTATGTGAGCACTACAACAGGTACTACTACTTCTACAAATGACGTGTCTTTAACTAAAATAAGCAGAAGTCAATATGCAGCTTTACCCAATAAAGGTTCACGTGGACAACCTAGTCAATATTATGTTGACAGGCAAACTACCCCTACGATAACTTTGTATCAAACTCCTGATGCGAGTACCTATACGTATGTAAAATATTATTACATGAAGAGGATAGAAGATGTCGGTGCATACACTAATCAAGCAGACGTGGTATTTCGATTTATACCCTGTATGGTTGCAGGTCTTGCATATTATCTCTCTATGAAAAAAGCTCCTAATCTTATACAAGCTACTAAATTAGTTTATGAAGATGAATTACAAAGAGCATTGACAGAAGATGGACAAAGAACTTCTGTGTATATTACTCCACAAACTTTTTATCCACAAGGTGCATAATGCCTTACGCAAGAGGTAAAAAATCAAAAGCAATATCCGACAGGTCAGGTATGGAGTTTCCATATACAGAAATGGTTAAAGAATGGAATGGTTCTTTTGTGCATCGTTCTGAGTATGAAGCTAAACATCCACAAATTGAAAGAAAGAAAATAAGTGCAGATGCTATTGCTTTACAAAATGCTAGACCAATGCACCCTGATACACAAAAAGATTTTGTTTTGTATATTAGTAATGGATTTTTTTCTGAAACAAAAGATACTGGTATAACAGGTGGAGCAAGTATGACTGTTGCAGGTAGTGACAATATTTTAGGAACTAAATTAACATCAGTGCAAGCAACTGTTTCTGTAGGCACTAATTTTACTGTGGTGATTTCATGACAATAACGCACTCAGCTTTTTTAACACAAGTTAGAAATTATACAGAAGTAGACTCAAATGTTTTATCGGACACTTTGATTGATCAATTTATAAGAAACACAGAATTAGATATAGCTAGTAAAGTAGATTACGATGACATAAGAGAATATGTAACAGCAGTTACAGGAACTTTAAGGTTTTTAAATGTTCCTGATGATTGTATAAGTATTCGATCTGTGCAAATTATAAACAGTAGTACAAGAGATTTTTTGGAAAAAAGAGACACTTCTTTTATAGCAGAATTTAATCCAACAGACGCAACAGGACAACCAAAATATTATGCAAACTGGGATGATAAAAATATTGTGTTTGCTCCTGTGCCTGATCAAGCTTACGAGATACAATTAAATTATATAAGAGACCCACAGCATTTTACATCTACACAAAACACTTTTTTGTCTCAACACGCAGAAAATTTATTATTGTATGGTGTTTTAGTAGAGTGTTTTAGTTATTTAAAAGGCCCTATGGATATGTACAACTTGTATAAAACTAAGTATAATGAAGAGATACAAACATTTATGCTTACACAAATGGGTAAACGTAGACGTGCAGATTATGATGATGGTGTAATGAGATTACCTGTTCAATCTCCTTCACCTTAACTTTATAGGAGAAAAATATGGCAATAACAACAAGTGCAGTGTGTAATGTTTTTAAAACAGATGTTTTAAAAGGGGTACACAATTTTACAGCAGCACCTACTGGAAACACTTTTAAATTAAGTATGTACACTAGCTCTGCTACTTTAGGAAAATCAACAACTTCTTTTACAACTGACAATCAAGTATCTTCACCATCTGGCTACACCAGTGGTGGTAAAGCTTTGGTTGCTGTAACACCTGTGTTAAGCAGTGATACAGCGGTAGTAGACTTTGCTGATTTATCTTTTGTGGGTGTATCTCTTACTGCAAGAGGTGCTTTAATCTATAATGACTCAGCTTCTGGAGATCCAGCAGTTGCAGTTCTAGATTTTGGTGGAGATAAAACAGCTACTTCAGGTACATTTACAATACAGTTTCCTACTGCAAACTCATCAAGTGCTATTATTAGAATAGCTTAATAGGAGACTTGTTCAGTGACTACTAGAACATTAACTATTACTGTTGTTGGTGGTAATCCTTCTAATCATCCATATCATAATGTTGGTTCTAGTAATAAATATGCAATAGATGGTTCTACTGCTACAGCAGATGTAACATTATATTTAGCTGAAGGTGGAACTTATGTATTTGATCAATCCGATAACACTAATAGTGGACATCCTTTAAGGTTTTCTACAACTGCTAATGGAACACATTCTGGAGGAAGTGAATATACTACAGGTGTAACTGTAACAGGAGTACCTGGAAATTCTGGTGCAAAAACTACTATTGTTGTAGCCGATTCTGCACCTACTTTATATTACTATTGCACACAACATTCCAACATGGGTTGGACTGCGAATACTGTGAACGCTACTTCTTGGGGTGTTTTATCTTGGGGCGAAGGAGCTTGGGGTGATCAAAATGACATATCTGTATCTGTTACTGGAGTAGCATCTACTACTGCTATAGGTTCTGTAACTATTGATGATGAATTTTTAATTGGCGTAGGTTGGGGTCGAGGAACTTGGGGTAATAGAGTTTGGGATGGTGTATATTCCGTCATACCAACTGGCGTAGCTGCAACATCTGCAATAGGAACAGCGACAGCAAGTATTTCATTTACAGCATCTGTAACAGGAGTGTCTAGCACTTCTGCTGTAGGTAGTGTAACTACAACACAAGGAGTAGAGATAACTCCGACTGGTCAGGAGTTGACTGGTTCTGTAGGAACTGTTGATTTTGACGGAGATGCTTCAACTGGAGTAACAGGTGTTGCAATGACATCAGCGGTAGGAGAGTCAATCATTGCACCAATTACCTTAGTTGATGTTACAGGTGTAGCTCTTACAAGTGCTCTTGGTGATATTGTAATAGAAATGACAGGAGCAGTAAATGTAACAGGTGTATCTTCAACAGCATCAATTGGTTCTATAACACCAATATCAGGCTATGATGTTACTGGAGTAGCCATGACATCAACGGTAGGAACAGTAGCAGAAGTTACAGGCACAGGAATAGTAGATGATGTTACTGGAGTAGTATTGACGAGTAATGTTGGAAGTGTAATAATAATAGCATGGAACAGAGTAGATACTGGGACACCAGTTACCTGGACTAAGATAACTACAGCGGCATAAAAAAAGGATAAAATATGGCATCTACATTCTCATCAGATTTAAAACTGGAACTCATGGCTACTGGTGAAAACGCTGGTACATGGGGAACAAAAACAAATAATAATTTAAATTTAGTACAACAAGCAATCGGTGGTTTTGAACAAGTAACAGTTGGTGACGGAGCAACAGTTGCACTAGCAATGACCGATGGTACAGTATCAAACGCAAGAAATATGGTTGTAAAAGTGGCTACTGTAACTCTATCAGGAGCCACTGTTTTAACAGTGCCTGACAGTATTGAAAAAATGTATATTTTTGATGTGACAGGCGTAACCAACCCGACAAACTTAACTATAAAAACAGCAAGTGGATCTGGTTTTTCTCCAGACCAACAAAAAATATATTTTGCATATGCAGATGGGACTAATATTGTTGAAGTTTCATTAGACAGTTTGGGTGGTGCGGTAGGTACAGCAAGTTTACCAACGGTACCAGTTACAAAAGGTGGGACAGGTTTAACATCTGCTGGTTCCGCAAATCAAGCATTAAAAATGAATAGTGGTGGTAGTGCTTTAGAGTTTGGGACATTAGCAATAGCTGGTGGTGGAACTGGTGCAACAACTTTAGCGGGTGCTAATATTGTAGCGTCAAATGCAAATACAACTTTTACAAAAGCATTAAGAGGATCTACTCAAACTGCTGGTTCTCAAACTGGTAGTGTTACTTTAGATTTTGACACCTATCAGAACTTCGTGCTGACAGCAACAGGTAATGTTACTTTAGCCAATCCTTCTACTGAGTCAGTAGGACAATCAGGTATTATAGTATTTATTCAAGATGGCACTGGCAGTCGTACATTAAGTTTAGGAACAGATTATGAAACAGCAGGTGGTGCTGGTTTAACTATATCTACTGCTGCTAATGCAGTCGATGTTATACCATATTTTGTTAAGGCTGCCTCAAGTATTCAATTAGGAGCACCTCAACTTGCGTTTGCATAGGAGACATTACTAATGCCAGTACAAGGTGAATTTTTTCAAAACCCAGGAAGTAGTGGTGGTTTTTATGATTATCAGATTTCTAATAGCTGTAGATTCGATAAAGCAGCTAGTTCTAGATTATATAGAACTTTTGGTACACCTTCAAGTGCTACAAAAATGACAATGAGTTGGTGGATGAAACATGGTGATATTCCAGATTATCAACAAATTTTTTCTAAAGCTGGAGGTTATGGTGGAGGAAATGGTGCTTCAATAACACTAAATGATAGTCTTGGTGGTTATGCTGATATAATTACTATGTATGGAATGAAAGGAAGTGGTGGAGGAAGTACAGGTGGAAATACTTATCCTGCTAATGCGTTTAGAGATTACAGTGGTTGGACACATTGCCATTATAAGATGGACACTAGTAAAAGTGGAATGTCTGGTACTAATGCAAAAGTAGTTATGCACATTAATGGAGTAAATGCAGTATTTGTCAATACAAATGAACCTTCAGGCAATTTTGATAATTTTAATACTAATGGTGATGTTCACTCTGTAGGAAATGGTAATGGTTACGACCAAGGAGATATTTATTTAGCAGAGTTTATATTTTTAGATGGGCAGTATGAAGATTATACATCTTTTGGTGAAACAAAGAATGGAGTCTGGATACCTAAAGACCCTAGTAGTTTAACATTTGGTAATAATGGCTTTCATCTTAAATTTGAAGATGCTTCTAACCTAGGCAATGACAGTAGTTCGAACAATAATGATTTTACATCAACAGGACTTGGTACAGACCATCAAGTTGTTGATAGTCCAACATTTGGGAGTTAATTAATATGGCAAGTAGTGGAAATTTTTGTACATGGAACGCACTTACAGGAATTAAAGATGATGGTAGTTCAGGTATAACATTTGCTAATGGTAATACCAGTGCTAGTATGACGCATAACGGAATATCTTGTTTAGGTACACATGGTATAAAATCTGGTAAATGGTATTATGAAATTAATTATCATGCTGATGGTAATTATTCAGACGGAAGGCTTCATGCAGGTTGGACTTCAGATTTAAAAGGAATAAAATATGCTTTTTTTAGACAAGCAGGAGGTTCTCCAGATAGAGAAGGTTTTGGAGTTCATCTTTGGTTTTATAGAAACAATTATCAAGGTGGTAAAATATCATATCAATCATCAACAGATTATACAGGAAACACAGGTGCTTCAAATTCTAATTTAAAAGCAACTCAAGCAAATGATATTATTATGTGTGCCATAGATGCTGATAATCATAAAATGTATTGGGGATTAAATGGTAACTGGGGTTCAACTAATACTAATGG